CGTATGCATGTCTATCTATTTGGAAACGCTATTGGAACATAAGGAGAAGTAAATGGCAAAATCTATCTCAGCTATAATACGTGAACGTATTGAATCAGCAGGTGATCGTTATTGGTCTAATGATAATATATCTCAACACATATTGTCTGATGAAGAACGAGAACAATTGATTGATGAACTTACAGATAAGTTTGAAGGAGTACTTGATAGTCTATTGATTGATCGTAAGAACGATCCTAATGCAATGGACACTGGCCGACGAATGGCTAAGATGTATATCAATGAGATTATGGGAGGACGATATGTACCTGCTCCTAAGGTAACCGCATTTCCTAATGACGATGCTGATACTCGTTACCAAGGTATGATTGTAACACGTGCAGAGCTTCGTTCTATGTGTTCTCACCACCATCAACCAGTTGCAGGTGTAGCATACATTGGTTTGTTACCTGGTGTTAAAGTTATTGGATTATCTAAATATGCTCGTATAGCTCAACACGCTGCACGTCGTGGTACACTGCAAGAAGAACTAACAAAAGCAATTGCAGATGAAATACAAAAGCATACTGGTGCAAAAGACTTAGCAGTATACATTCAAGGTACGCATGGTTGTTGTGAGAACAGAGGCATCATGGCACATTCGTCTTTGACTCAAACTACAGAACTGAGAGGTCAGTTCTTTAATCCATCAGTCAAGAATGAGTTTCTTGATTACATTAAAATGCAACAAACGTTTGCGGGGACAAGAACATGAGAGGGATCTTAATTGATGCATTCTTATCACATGCTCAAGGCCATGTTGATAAGCATGTAGCTAATGTAGAAGTATTACTACAACATCCAGTAGGTATTGGTGAACACCAAGATATTATGGAAGCAATAGAAGCTGAAATGGAAGAAATAGCTAAATACCATGACATGATAGAAATGTTAAGGAAGTATTTCATTGATCCAAGTAACTGAAAGTGCCAAAGAGTACTTGAAAAAGATTGGAGATCCAAATGTCTCACTCACTGTGAAAGGTGGAGGGTGTGCTGGTTTCCAATACCTTTGGGGGACTACAGACAAGTCCCCTACGGTAGAAAATTTATGGCTAGATCCGATGGCAGAGATGTTTGTGTTTGGGTGCACGATTGATTATGTTGAAGAGATCGGAGGATCTTTTTTGAAAGTTGTTAACCCAAACGCAACAGCTAACTGTGGATGCGGTGAAAGTTTTGGTATTTAAAAAATTATTAGATTGCTATAACAATCAAGATCTGTTATCTGCTTACACAATCATTCAAACAGATCTAAGAAAGTTTTTACATACAGCTGATCCTAATACTCCTGAAGCTAAACTTGCTAAGCAATTGACTGATGCTGTAGATGATGAAGATTATGATAATCTTGTAGTGATTATGGAAACTGTTAACAATGAATTGGAATGAATGGGATCCTTTAAAGGAAGTAATAGTAGGTAAAGTTTACCACCCTGAAGATATGACATCCATTGAAGATGTTAACTTCCGAAACAATCTCCAAAGAATATTAGAAGAGTCTGAAGAAGACTTTATTATGTTAACTCAAATGCTTCAGAGCTATGGAGTTAAAGTCCATAGACCTGACTGTAAGTTTACTGGTGAGTTTAGGTATCCTGCTGTTTGTCCTAGAGACATGCATGTTGTTTATGGTGAACAAACATTTGGAACTATAGGAGGAGATCCTAACAGATATCATGAAAGCGAATACTTTGAAGATATCGTATTAGGATTAGGATTACCATTTGAAAAAATGCCTAGACCTAATCTTCCTGACTACTATCTTCCATATAGAGAAAATGAAGGTAAGATATTATATCACTCTGCAAATATACTAAAGTGTGGAGATGCTTTACTTTATACTAAGCCTTACAATAACAATAAAAAATATTCTATAACTAGACAGTTTGGTAGAGGAACATATTCTGGGTTAAAGTGGTTACAAGATAGAATAGATGCAAATTGGATTGAAGTATCAGAATCAGGTCATGCCGATGGAAAGATAGCTTTAATCAAACCAGGTTTGTTATTGTGTTGGTGGGACCAACATGCAATTCCAAAAGAGTTAGAAGATTGGGACAGAATTATTGTTCCAAAGTTACCATTACCAGAACAATTCTGGACTGGATCAATACAACCAATAAGACAAAAGAATGTAAGTAATTGGTTAGATAGTTGGATTGGTCATGTTGATGAAACCATCTTTGATCTTAATGTTCTTAGTATATCTCCAGAAGTTGTTCTTACAAATGGTTACAATAAAGAGATTGCAGATCAATTAAAAAGATATGGAGTGGAAATGGTACCATTTAACTTCAGACATAGATTCTTTTGGGATGGTGGTTTACATTGTGTCACTTTAGATCTAGTAAGAGATAGTAAAAAAGAAAAAATAATATGATCAGAGAATTTGAATCAAAAGAAGATGAATGTTTAGTAATCCTTATGGAAGAATGTGGTGAATTGATTCAAGTGTGTTCCAAGATGATGAGAAAAAATCAAAAGACAGCTGTTGACTTTACTATGGAAGTAGGGGATGTTATAGCTATGTTACATATAGCTCATGAGCTTGGTATGTATGATGAGAAAGAGGTTCTAGAACGAGCCAGTGTGAAAAAATCAAAGCTCACTAAGTGGAGTAATTTATTTAAGGAAGAATAATGACTAAAGAAGTTAAGTATGTAGGTAGCTCAGCTATGGCGTTAGACAAACTTGAAGATAATCATAGGAATGCCTCTAAGAAGAAAGATTTTAAAACAGGTGAGCCTTATAAGCTTACTAGGTTTAGAAAAGCTCTTGTAGAAGAGCATGTAGATGAAGGTGAATTTTTTTGGTTAGCTAAACCTGAACTTCGTACTGAAAAAGAAGTATTGGAATTAGAAGAAGAATTCCAACGAAAATATAGACCAAGATATAATCAAGACTATACACCGTTGCTAACTAAGTTAAGATATGGTAAAGTGTTAGATGATACAAAGAAGTATCGTGGTGTATATGGATTTGAAGTATGAAGAAAGTATCAAATCAAATATGGGTAACATTTCAAAAGGAGGGGATACATAAGTATCCTGCAGCATTAGATGATCCTAAACTTGCTACTGGTCGCTGGGATGACGTTAGCTTTCTGGGCTACCCTCATCGGCACATTTTCCATTTTAGGGTGGGTATTGAAGTTTTTCATGATGATCGTGACATTGAGTTTATTCAGTTTAAGCGTTGGCTTGAGCGTTTATATTCTGACGGAACACTCGAGCTTGATTACAAGTCTTGTGAAATGGTTTCAGACGAGCTTGCAAAACGTATCAATATGAGATATCCTAAACGTAATATTGTAATAGAAGTTTCAGAAGATGGTGAAAATGGTTCTATTTCAAAGTATGAAGATGTATAAATAACTACAAATTCATTCAATGGGGAAAGTTATGTTAGGATTAAAACAGCATATTGTTGAGTCAGAAGAGATTGCAAAAGCTCATTCTAAATTAAAGAAAATGAAAAAAGATACACCTGTTTCTTATACACATTATAAAACAGGTAAGAAAATGACAGGAAGATATGGTGGACTTAAAAACATGGGTGGTAACTCATACGCTATGGTTCATCATGATAGGTCATCAATGAGAGTTCCTGTTCATCACATTCATCAAACAAAGAGTTGACAACTCCCCAGTATTTTGGTATGATGTAGGCAGATAACTTCTGCCTACCTTTATAATATGGAGACATTATGACAGACTTTGCACACATTACGCCTACTGCGTACCTAGACCTTTTTGCAACAGGTCGACCGTTTCATTTAACATTAGCACACTTGGTAGAACAAGATGATGAATACTCTAAATGGTATTCACGTCGTGATCTTTCTCGTTCACTAATGCCGTTCTTAAACATTATGGACAATAGTGCTTTTGAGATGTATAAGCAAGGTCGTCCAATGTATGAGACAGATAAACTTATTCCGATGGCAGAAAAGATAAGAGCAGACTATGTTGTTATGTCTGACTATCCTGGGCATCCTTCAAGCAAGACGATTAACAAAGCTAGAGAGATGGCTCCAGAATTGAGAGAAGCTGGCTTTGGAACATTCTTTGTACCTCAGTCTATGGAGAATGATAAACAAGATTTGATAAGAGCTTTTGACTGGGCAGCAAGTGCTGATGAAGTAGATTATATTGGTGTCTCTATTCTTGCTGTTCCTATTGCTTATGGAGTAGAGAAAGATAATAAACTACAACGATTCTTATCTCGTTGGAAGTTTATGAAAGAGTTATCTGATCTTGGTATACTTGATAAGATTAAAGATAACGGTAAAAGGATTCACTTCTTAGGAATGGTTGATGGTCCTAATGAAATTGAATTAGTAAGAGATTTTCTACCTTACATAAACACATGGGATAGCTCAGCAGCTGTATGGGCAGGTCTGTCTAACATTAAGTTTGATAAATCTCCTACTGGATTATATCATGGTAAGCATGAAAAGGAAGTTGACTTTAGTCATAAAGATGCTGATAATCAAAAGTTAGGAAAAGCTATGTATAATATGAGATACATAGATATGTTATTAGAGGACACAAACTATGAGTGGTGATATTCAATATAAACGTAATGAAGATAAGATTATTCAAGGGATCCAAGCATACATTGATGCAACTTATCAACAGCACTATATGGGTTCGCAGAATCGTGATGTAGTTGATGATTGGGAAGATTGTGGTATTGCTAAGGAAGCATTCCAGTCTAACATTATCAAGTATGCTAAACGCTTTGGTAAGAAAGATGGAGACAATCCTAAAGACATTATGAAGATCATTCACTATTGTATCTTTCTACTCAATGAGCTAGAGAGAAAAGAATGAAGGGTTTACTTTGGCCATTTTTATTTTGTGTATTTGTGATATGTATTTTCCCAGTGCTATTAGTTGACAATGCTAAATACTGCAAGCAAAGTATCATACCTTGCTATCCATGGGTGGAGCCTAGAGAATGGAATTAGATCCAAGAGCAGCAGCCCAGGAAGAAGCAGAAAAGACTTTCGAGTTGTTTATACTGTGGACAAAAAGAACATTATGGGTGATACTTATAGGACTACTGTTAGTAGTTTTTAAATGTAACAATGGAGTTGAAACTGGACCTAATGCAACAGGTAGTAAGTACAACGGTGAGCAATACAATCCAAGTAATTTAAATGTAAAGGGAAAACAATGAAGGATAAAGTAACACCCATTGGCTGGGGTAAGACTATTTTAGGCATGAAAGATGCTTGGAATGGTATTATGACTATTAAGCATTCACCACTTCGTAACTTACCACCTCAGCTAGGACTTATGGTCTTTTCAATACTAGCTATAATGTGGAGTGGTATCTTTGCATCAATAATACAAAACCCACATGCATTTGGAATATCTGCAGGGACACATTTATTAGTTATATTTGGTATCTTTATTACAGCTATAGTATATGATAGCGCAGAAAAATATACAGCACCACAAAACTATAACACACGCGGCCTTGGAGGTGAACACGAATGAGTATGATTAATATTGGTGGACGTAAGACTACATCATCATTAACAAACATTAACTTTCCAAAGGATGTACAACCTAATGCTGTAGATCTAAGACTGGGTAAAGTGTTTGCTATATCTGATAAAGACTTTATTATTGATGAAGATCAAAAGGTACATAGAGGTAGCGAAGAAGTACAAGTGTTTGAAGATGGATACTACTATCTTTATCCTGGCTCTTATGAAGTGATTATGGAAAACGAGATTACTGTTGGACCAGATGAAGCTGGCTTTGTGATTACTAGAAGTACTCTGAATCGTAATGGATGTTTTCTTACATCTGGATTATATGATACTGGTTATGATGGGGTGATGGCTGGTGTACTACATGTTAACTGTGGACGTATGCGTGTCAAGCCAGGTACTCGTATTGGTCAATACTTAAACTGGAAAGCGGAGGCATTGAGTAGTTATGATGGGGATTATGGCAAAGGTAAAGATCATGATCAAAAGTATACTGAAAAGTAACTGTACTCATGATTGCAACCAAGGAAGGAATTGTACGTGTTTACGATAGAGATGGATCTTGACGAAACATGTATAACCATCCTTGACAATACTGGAGAGCTAGAAGATGTGGATGCTCTCTTATATGAAGACTACTGTCACATTAGACAATTCAATGAAAGAACGCAAAGATTTGAAGTTATAACTTTAACTTCTGAAATGTACCTAAAGCTTATGAAAGCATTTAATCTTCCAGAAGGTACATATGATATAACAGTCCAACCAAAAAAAATTAAAAGTCCTTGATTCTAAAGGAAAACTTTTTTCAAAAAACTGTTGACTTTATTACTACTTTGTACTATATTATTAGTATAGATCGAAGGAGATAGAAATGGCAGATTTAGGAATCAAATTTGTAAACGCAGACGAAGGTGGATTACTTCTAACAATTAATACACACGAAGGTCCAATCAAGCGTAGAGCTGATAGCGTCGAAGATGTTACACATTGGATTAACTTTTATGGTGTTAGTACTTCTGCTTTCTTTTCTTCTGATATGGATTTTGCATCTGAAGAAGGTTTCCTAAATGATGGAGACGCAAAGAAAATGTGGTATGCTGGTGAGGAGGCTGCTTAATGGCTTATTTTTATGAAGATTGGAAACACAAGAAACTTACTGTTGAAGACAAGGATGGTCAGTTCTTTTTAAACTTTGGTGAAGCTGAAACCAATATGATCTCTAATATCGATAAGATGATTGAGGAAGGCAGGACTGTTGAATATCTTGAGTACCTTCAGGATTGTCTGAAAAAAGGTAAGCTTCAGTTGAAATGGAATATAAGCTAGGAGTTGGTTATGGGAATGTCATCTTACGTACTAAGTAGTGAAGAGAGATTTTACGAAAACGCGGAAGACGTTAAAGTAGAATGTGATAACATTGAAGAGTTCATTAACATAATGAAAAGTCAATGGGATCTTGTAACGCACCTTGATTGGACAGAGGTGACAGAGGTATTGTATGAAATCTGGAGAGCATAATGTTCGAGTGGTTAATTTATGGTTCTATAATATTCCTAGGTGGAATAGTATATACGGTGTGGACTGAGCAGTCCACCCTTGATACTAATATGGCCAGCCTTATAGGTGAATTGAGAAGAAGGATCCAAGATCTGGAAAATCATGTTGACTTATTGGAACAAAGGTTGGAAGATTTTAAAGAAGTTGTAGCTGATGAATTAGGAGGAGATGATGAGCAATCAACGTAGTGGTAAGTGGAAGCCAGCAGCTATGTCTGATGGTATGAGTGAGATGAAGTTGCGTAACTTCTTTCGTACTTGTGCTAAGGTAGTCGAAGAAGAATCGGATGCTCAGTTTTACTTTGAGCAGCTTGTTGAGCATATCAACAATGGTGGTAGTATTTCTACTGACGATCCTGTAGCTGTTCGTCGTATCTTAGGTGCTTAGGTTACTTCTTGGTGTCTCCATTACTCTTAGCTTTTCCATAAGCTTGAGCACCAAAGAATGCAGCAACTAAACCAGCGATGGCAACGAAGTAAGTAGGAGCAATGTCGCTTATCAATTGAGCGGCTTTCTCTTGCCCCACAATTGAAGTTGCAAGAATTGTTGCAGGATACAACAACATTCCCCAGAGTGCAAACCAGGCCATGGCTCTAATCTGGTCTTCTTTTTTATCCTCATTTTCGTGCATCTTTTTTTCATGTTCAAATTCAGCTATCTCTTTTGCTCTAGCCATTTCTTCATCGGTAATGATACCATCACCATCTTTATCTAAATGAGCAAAGATTGAATCATCTTGTAACACTTTTTGTTTTTTTGCCATGGTTTTCATCTCCACGCCAAAGGCGTTTTTATCAGACATTAAACTGGTTCCTCTATTTCCATCATAGAGTATTGGCCAGTTATTACATTTGTGAACTCAGCAGCAGCCCACGTCATAACCAATATACCAATCAAACCTATGAAGACCCATTTCATCTTCATATCATCAACAACCATCTTGATACCAATCATCTCATTACCTAGTACTCTAAATGATAATTCTAATTTACCTTCATCACTTGGTTCAGCCATTTTTAGCCTCCGCTTCTTCTACATCATGTTGACTCACAATTCCATCTTCAACTAATCTTACTCTGTTAGCTAAATGAGCTTCTTTAATATCATCTTTACTTTGTCCATGATAAGGAACTGCATGTCCTTCTTCTATCATTACATCAGTGACAAGTTCTTCTTCACCTTCATATCTTTCTACTAGAAAGTTTCCAAGTATGCGTCCAAACTTACCTTTCATATCTTCACCATCTTTATTTATTTGAGTTTTAAGAATGGGTTTATCTTCTAACAATTGCTTCAATCTTTCTTTGGCAGCTAAACCAAATACTTTTTCTACTTTGTCTCTAGTACGAGATTCAGGAGTATCAATCCCCATTATTCTTACTCTTTCATCTTTTAGTACTATTCCAAATCCAAGATCAATGTCTACATCAACTGTATCTCCATCAATCACCTTTACTACTTTTGCCCTATACTCGTACATTTTGTTTCCTTGTTTTTTGTGTATTTATAGAATTAACTGTTGACATTTCAGAAAGAATAATAGATAAAGGTACTATGAGTAGTAAATTTGTACATATATTTAGCGGGCTTTTGACTATGAGTTTATTCGTATCTATTGGTATTGCAGCTATGATGTCTGCACCTGACATTGATCCTAAACAACATAATTGTTTGGCACTTAACATATATCATGAAGCAAGAGGTGAGAGATGGGAAGGACAGATAGGTGTTGCACACGTAACTGTCAATAGAGTTAAACATCGAGCTTGGAAAGATAACATATGTGATGTAGTTTACCAACACAAGCAGTTTAGTTGGACACACACTATCAAAGATCCTACTCCTAGAGAAGCTAAGGCTTGGAGAGATGCTAAAGTTATTGCAAGAGACGTAATGATTGGTAACACGGATGATCCAACAAATGGTGCTGTCTATTATCATGCAAATTATGTCAATCCAATGTGGACTAAATATATGGACTTGAGTAAAGTAATAGGTAGTCATTTATTTTATACATGGGATGGAGATTGGGATGCAAGCCACTGATATACCAATTGAGTTAGAGTGCTGGATGTTAAAGTGGGGTATACTACCTAAAGATTACTTTGCTCCTAAACCTGATGTTGTCTGGCCTGAGAAAGAATCTGAACATGCACATGCTGTTCGTACAGGTACTTCTATGGGTTGGATGCCTAGTGAGGAAGGAGAGGAACCTCCGTTTTGATTAACTTCTTTTGTTTTAAATGGGGTAACAAATACGACTACAATTATGTTAACAGATTGTATGGCAGCGTGTTTAAAAATTGTAAAGTACCGTTTACCTTTCATTGCATTACAGAAAATCCTGTTGGCTTATTAGATGATATAGAATGGATTGAATATAATGACTTTGATCCTTTTGATCATCCTAAAGATAGAGTGTGGACTAGAGAAAAATTAGTACTGTTTAAAGAATTCAATAAAGGAAAAAACTTCTGGTTGGATTTAGATCTATTAATTCATAATGACATAACCGACTTAGTAACATATGATTTAGATAAGCCAACATTTATTTGGAATCATTGGAATTGGGATGCCTTAGAAGGCCAAGGTAAAAATCCATTAGAGAATTATGGATCAAAGCAAATGTGTTTTGTTAATAGTTCATTCGTGGGTTGGCAAGACAATAATGGTGAACAAATATTTGATGATTTGTGGAACAAGCAAGAGTATGCATTTCATATGTATGCATCATTAGATAAGTATATGTTTTATGAACAATGGCATAAGAAATCTTTTGACACTTGGAAAAGAGGTTTGTGGTATAACTATAACTTTGATCCTAGACCTCATCACAAACAAGAAGATAAAAGAGGATGTATATTTAATACATCACATCTAAAATTATATCCTAATAATGTACAAGCTAAAGAACTTCATGAAGCTACTGACTGGGTAATAGAGTTGTGGGAATCAAATGGTAGATTATGATAGAATTGTAGCTACGTTTATACAAACTCATTTTGTTGAAAATCAATTTGCAGCGGCTACTTTTGTAGCTACTGGTGAAAGGTGGGCTCCCTTATCCTTAACCTTTGATAAGTTTATGGATATTGAAATCCTTGATAAAGATCCTCATTTTATTCATGGACCTTTCAAGCATTGTGATCCAATATTTGAAGAAGTTGAAATAAATACAGACGTGATTGTTTCCTTTCATGCAGAGCTGTTATATCCACTTACAAGATTGTTTAAAGGTAATCATGTAATGGTTGTAAGAGAACAAGAACTCAATCACAAAATTTGTACTAATGATTCGAAACTAGATTATGAAAATGGTTTACTAGAAAAGTTTACTATAGGTCCTAAAGATGGTCCTGCTGTATACAATATCTACTACGGAGAGATAAAAGATGTCCAACCAGTACATATCCCCGTGTATACAAGTTTGCAGGATCGAACAGGGTGAGTGTATTGGTTGTGGAAGAACATCAGATGAAATAACAAGATGGTCTAGAATGACATATTTTGAAAGGATGCAAGTGATGAAAAGACTTGGATATGGAACAAGAACTAGGACTCAAGCTAGAATAGCTAGAGAAGCGTTACGTAGAAAATGATACAAAAACAAATTGATGATATTGATATCACTAACCTTACATCTAATGATATTGATAATGTAAAAGATGCCTTACACACTAATCTGATAGTAGTCCTAAAACACCAATCAACTAACCCATGGTATTATACAAACTTCATAGAGAGAATAGGAGAGATTGCTAACTACAATCAATTCATGTGGACAACTGATGGTGAAATGGTAATCCCACAAGAAAAACTTTTAACAGAATCTTGGACAGGTTCAAAGGACAAGTATCCAATACAACGTGTCACTGGAATGAAAAAGAATAATAGACCAACTGGAATATTTGGTGAAGGTATTCTTGATTGGCATGCAAATCTCAACGGTATTGATAGAGCAGATGGTGTAGTGTTACAAGCATGGGATGAACATTGTATAAACACTTCGACTTCTTTTTTAAATACTAATCTTGCTTATAATGATTTGGATCCAGACTTTAAACAAGAACTCGAGCACGTCTATTGTGAGTATGAATATACTCCTGAAGTCTGGGCTAAGGGATTACCAGAAGGACAGTTAAGAATAATGAAACAAAAAGAAAGTCATTACAAGATGTGGCTGTTTCAAGAGAACCTTAAAGGAGTCAAAGGTATATTCTTTTATACTAATAACAAATGTAAAATTGTTACTGAGGATGATACACTATATCAAAGACTCTATGATCATATGTTTCAAGAAAAATACATATACCAACATTGGTGGGAACCAGGTGACATAGTCCTAATGGATCAAATTCTTACACTACATAAAAGAGATCAGAATGATCCTGATATACTAGCCAAGAGAATATTACATAGAATAACCTTTCGTATTTCTAATTATAATGGTTGGCTTCAAGACAAAAATTTAATATATAAGTCTATACATTAGTAGAGAGATTCAAATGACCCAAGAAAAAAAGTTATGGAAAAAGGTAAAGAAGATGGATTTAGGTAACCCAGTAATCACAGCACTAGTAGGATTAGTAATATTTTATATTGGATTAAAAACATTTTCAGGTGGAATGAAATCAATGGGAAATATGGATCACCTACAATTCTTTTTAGGTAATCCAATCTATATGTTTATTGGTGGTATTGTTATGACACTATTGTGGCAATCATCATCATTATCAACTACAGCAATCATCGCACTAGTTGCATCAGGTGCACTTCCTCTACCAGCTGCAGTTGCTGCTGTGTTAGGTGCTAACATAGGTACTACTGGTACCATATGGCTAGCAGGAGTCTTTGTTTCAGATGGTTGGCCTAAAGGTGACACTTTACGAATAGCTATGGCACACACTGGAATGAATCTGATGATGGCAATAGCACTCTTACCCTTTGTAGGTAGGATTGCACAGTTCCTCGGAAAGTTTTAGTAGGACCTCAAAGGCACAGGTTAATAATTATTTTTTAGTTGCCTGCGCCTAATTTTTTCAATATAATAAATAATATAGTAAGCGTTTAAGGGTTGTATGGACCTGGGGGCGGTACCCAGCAGCTCCACCACAAGTATCCGAGAGTTGGTGCGACAACTTTCTTTCGCATAGGACAAGACTGGGGACGGTACAAGTCGGATACTTTTGATGGGGCTGATATAGGATCGACATGTAGTCTAGTTTACAAATCATAAATGCAAATGATAACTTTGCACCATCTGGTTACGCTCTAGCAGCATAACACAGGGGGCGGCCACAGCCTAGCAACAGAATGTGGCGTTTAACTACAAGGAGGAAGACAAATGGAAGTTTTAAATAAGGTAAAAGAATGGGCTGGAGGACTAGCAAACGTTGGTATCTCAATAGCTGCTCTTATGATCGTAGTAGAAGTATTAGGTCTAGGTGCAATACCATTCTTTCCAGAAGTAAGTGTTGTAGCAAATGTATCCGCAATGCTTGGGACACTTGGAGCAGAAGGTCTTATGGGCTTAGTAGCTCTCTGGGTACTTTATGCCATTTGGGATAAGCGTTAACAATAATAAGAAAGAAAAAAAAATGAAAAACGTTTTAATAGCAGGAGCCGTAGCAGCAATCACAGCAACACACATATCAGCAGCTGAAATAGGTTCAACTGGAATTAGCATTGGAGCTAAGCTTGATGGCAACTATACAACTGGTGTGGAAGAATGGTCAATAGACTTTGTTCCTGAAGCCGGTTTTAGCAAATGGGGTATTGACTTCAAGGGTTCAACTACTATAGATGTAATTGAATTAAACGATGGTGATATCTTCCAAGGTCTAGATCTTGAAGCTGGTTACAGTATAGTAGAAGGTCTAAGAGCCTATGGTGAAGTCAGCGCGGATGCTGATCTAGAATTTGGTGACATAACAATGGGTGTGTCATTCTCATTCTAAAATATTGATATATAATATCATCGGGTTGCTACGTAATAAGCACGTGCGGGGCTACGGTGAGCCCCGCTTTTTGTTATAGAGGTTAAGATGCATATTGAAGTTCTTGAAGAAATAGATCATAAAACAATACTTGAAGAAATAAATGATGTAAAGATTTTGCTACGTAAAGGTTGGAAAGATCTTGAACAGGTTGGATTACAATCAATCAAACCAGATATGAAGTGGCAGGATCAATGGGACAAAAGTATAAATAGTCTTAACAAGCTACAGTACCCAGAGACGTATTTTAAATATCCTCTATTTGATTTACCCAACACAAATAGACTTTTAGAAAAGTATGGAATGGTTCGTACTAGAATAATGGTTAGTAAACCAGGTACAAACCTATCATTTCATAATGACCTTACTAAAAGAATACACATACCTCTTATAACAACAACTGATAGTATCATGATTATAGAAGATGCAATTTATCGTCTTGAGCCAGGGAAAGTTTATTTAACAAATACCACACTACAACACACTGCAGTCAATGCTTCTAATTCAATTAGAGTTCATGTGGTTGGTTGTGTTTATAGTTAGGAGATAATATGTGGACAGCAGCAGTAATGGTATGCATGATAGGTGCACCTATGAACTTTATGTCTTGTCATGTAGTTAATGCCAACTACAAATATATGACTGAAGAAAGATGTTGGTATGAAATCAACAAGTGGATAGGAAATAGTGAACCACAAATAAAGAAAACAGGACACAGAGTTGTTTCTGCTAAGTGTCAAGGTTGGTTAGAACAGGTGGATGCACCTGATGTAAAAAAAGAAGGAACATAATTAGGTTTTATATGCAAAACCTATAAATATCTACATGAGTTGAACTTTTCATTATTCTTTATACACAGAAAGGAAAGTTCGATGATAGATCCGGTAAGCGCGATTGGTATGGCTACAGCAGCCTACAATGGAATCAAGAGTGCTGTAAATGCAGGTAAAGAAATATCCGACATGGGTACTCAGCTTGGCAAGTGGGCTCAAGCTATTTCAGATTTAGATTACTCTACTAATAAACTAGAAAATCCTCCAATGTTTAAAAAAGTATTTGGAGGTAACTTACAACAACAAGCATTGGAAGCATGGGCTCATAAAAGAAAAGCTCAAGAGATGCGCGAAGAATTAAGACAGCACATAAGCTTGTATTACGGTCCATCAGCCTGGGATGAAATAGTTAGAATAGAAGCTGATATGAGAAGAGCTCGTAAAGAGGCTGAGTATGCTGCTGTTGAGAAAAAAGAAGCAATCCAACAAGGATTGTTTATAGCACTTTCATTAGTTGTTAGTCTGGCTTTTATAGGAGGATTGATATATTGGATAGGATTACAGAGAGGGACTTGGTAAGAGGTCCATTACATGAAGCTTTAGAAGCTCCTCAGTTAATGTTGCATAAACATGACATGAATTTGAAATCTGAAATGGATGCATTTTGGAAGAGAGCTAAGCAAGAAAAAGATGCAAAGAAATCTAGGTTGATAGCAAGATTAAATCATAGATAGATCATAAGGCTTATCAAATTCTTGTAGGCCGTAAGACAAACATTGTCTTCCTTTATCTTTACAATTCCCAAAAATTACAGTATCACTAGGTATCATGTTAAGTTCTTTACATAGAGCTTTTTGTTTATCTCTGTACTTGTTGTATATGAAATCAGGTTTAATATTATTAAGCAAATGATAATGTAAGTGACAACCTGCTAACTGTACATAATGATGATCATTTGCAATAGTCACAGGAGTAGTAGTTTTGTGTCTCTTATACAATACTCCAGTTCTTAATCCTCCAGTAGCAAATGTTTTACTTAAACTAAAAGCTACATGAGTAATACAATCATGGTTAAGATTCAACTTTTCTACTTTTGATATTCCAAAAAAGCAACAATCAACAAATATTTCAATATGCATTTTGTTACAATAATCTACAATGTCATTCCAATCATCTCTTACATTTCCAGTACCACTAAAAGGATAACTAACAACAAGTCTCGAATAGTTAGGAACTTCTTCTATACTCTTTACTGTCTTTTGACCTAGTTGTTTATGATACTCATATTCATTTTCAAAAACATATAAAACTCTTCCATCATAAAAATCAGAAAATGCTTCTGTTATTCCATTTGTGATGTATCTGTATCTAAAGTTATTTAAACCAACTATCGGAAATAATTTGTTACTAAGTATCCATGTATGGTAAGTATCTTTAAACAAATCAGGATTAAACATAATTGGTAGATCAGAACAGATGTTTACTATGTTAAGATTTTTTATAGTCCAAAGTACCTCTAAGTCTACAACAGCTTTAGCCTTGTAGATACTTTTCTTTCTATGTTCAAATATCTGATCTAATTCTTGCATTTTATTTTTCTGTTAGCGCTACCGTTATCGCTAACATTTTATATATAGTCATTTCTGAATGGAGATAACGTGACGTTAGAAGAACGCAAGTTTTGTAATATGCTTCACTACGCTGTCAAAGGTTTTTTGATCAACGAAACATATTCAGATGAAGATGTCAAACGAATTGGAGATAGTTATTTAAAACGCTTGTGGGGTAACAACGAGCGTTTAGTTTATTGTAGAGAAGACTTTGAAAAAAGTTGGGCTGAGAGGCAAAATAACTGTTGACTTTATTTTAAGAATATGCGATAAGGTATATAACAAATGAAGGAAATATATTATGATTATAGTAAAAGATATTCAAGATGCAATTACAATGAAAGTAAGTTTAAAAAGCATTCAGAGACGTGCTAACACTTTTGCTAAAAGTAAAGAAGATATACTACTTGAGATTGGTATGTTGATAGAAGATTTAGATAAGAATATAGAGCGTGAAGAATCAGCTTTATTTGGGGAGAGTGGTTAATGAATATTCAAATTATTACTTCCCCCACTGGCCGTTCACCAGAGAACAAATACTTCTTTGGAAGAAGAGCTAAGGATTTAGACTTTTCCAGACCCAAGTATAATAAAGTTGGGGACATGGAAGATTTCCAAAAACTATTTCAAGAAATGATGCATCATCCATCAGCTAAGAATCATGTAATTGAATTCTTTGCTGGAGATATGTTGTTTAATGTTCGTACTAATGATGAGAGACATGCTCAATTTGTTCGTAATATGTTTACAGAGATTGATCATACTGATAGACTTTGTCAATGGATGATATGGCATAACACAGAGATTGAAGTAGATGAACCTACAATCTATGTTAACCTAGATTCTAATCATATGTTAATTGCTGGAACAACTTTTATGGGTGAGATCAAAAAGGGTGTCTTTAGTATACTTGGTTTTGAATTACCACGTTTCAATATGCTTCCTATGCATTGTGCAGCCTTTACATATAACAATACTAGGAATCTTATGTTTGGATTGAGTGGTACTGGTAAGACTACTTTGTCAAGTGATCCTGCTTATAGATTGATTAGTGATGATGAAGTATATTGGGATGATAATGGGATCCATATGATTGAGACTGGATGCTATGCTAAGAGTGAAGGTCTATCACCAGAGACTCATCCAACTATATTCGACGCTGTTGAAAAAGCTCGCAGTCAACAAACTTTAGTTGAAGAGAATCCAGGTGCGGCTAATGCTCGTTTAAGCTATCCATTAAGTTGTGTAGAGAATGCATATCCTCAAGATACAAGGTTTGGACATCCAAACAACATATTCTTTTTGACAATGGATGCTCAAGGTGTCTTACCAGCTGTATCTAAAATTAGTAACAATGCTGTTAGAGTATTCTTTGAAACTGGATACACAAGTCAAATGCCTGGTACTGAAGCTGGAAGTGATGAGATTAAAAAGATCTTCAGCCCATGTTATGGATCACCGTTCATGCCAAGATCTGTTAAAACATATAGTGATATGTTGATGAAAAAGATTGATGAAACTGGTGCTAATGTATTCTTAATCAATACTGGTATGAATCAATATGGTGAAAGATTCTCTTTACCATTTACAAGGCATTGTATAAGAGCTTCGATAGAACAACCTCAAAAAGATAGTTCTCAAAAAGTTCTGAAAAAACTGTTGACTTTAATTTAAGAAAGTAGTACTATATTAATATTGAAACTAAATGATGGAGATGTGAATGTCACATGAAGTAGAAACAATGGCTTATGCTGGAGAGGTTCCATGGCATGGCCTTGGTGTACAAGTTCGTAATGATCTTACACCAGAACAAATGATGGTTAAAGCTGGTCTTGATTGGTCAGTAGAAAAAGAAGATATGTATTTGTCTTCAGGACAGAAAGTTAGCGGTAAGAAAGCTCTTGTACGTAACTCTGATGAAAAGATCCTAGACATTATTGGTGATGATTGGAATCCTGTTCAGAACATTGAAGCTTTTAAATTCTTTAATGATTATGTTATGGCTGGTGACATGGATATGGAAACCGCTGGATCATTGAAAGGTGGAAAGAATGTTTTTGCTCTTGCAAAAGTCAAAGAGTCTTTCTCAATCAATGGTGATGACAAAGTAGATAACTATCTACTATTTTCTAATCCACATGAGTATGGTAAGGCTATTGATATTCGTATGACAGCTGTTCGTGTTGTATGTCACAATACTCTTACATTTTCATTACAGTCATCATCTGCAAACTTTGTTAAGTTAAACCACAGAACTGTATTTGATCCAGATCTTGTTAAGCAACAAATGGGTCTTGCTTCTGAGAAGTTTACTAAGTACAAAGAAATGGCTGAGTTCTTAAGCTCTAGGCGTTTCAACGCTGAGACTCTTGTTAACTATTACAATGATGTTTTTCCACATACATATAGTAAAGACAAAGAAGTTAAGACTGTTGATGACTTAACTAAGAATGGTAAAGCTGCTATGGATGTGTTGTACACACAGCCTGGTGCTAACTATGCTGAAGGTAGCTGGTGGCAAGCTCTTAACTCTGTAACTTATTTAACAGATCATAAGATGGGCCGTTCAT